ACTCGAACAGGTTGCCCTGCGCGGCGGCATAGTTCGCTGCCATCCCACGCACCGGCCCAAGGACTACGTCTGAGCGCGGGGTGCCGGTAGCGGCAGCGTTGCCGACGTACTGCGTCCAGTTAAACCGGGTCAGGCCCGGGCGGCTGAACAGGGCTAGAGGCGACTTGTCAGGCTCGGGGTAACGCTCGACGTAGAGATTGGTGCGATTCTGTGCCGAGACATTGACTGATTTGGTTCCCGTTCCGGTGCCGAACAGCGGAACGCTGGTCATCAGATACCGCGGAGGAAGTCCGCGTACGAATACTTGGGCGCGGACCCAAAGTCGGCGTTCATCAGGTCAGGCGTGTAGTTGATCGTCCGCAACACCTTGCGCCCGGTAATCGCCATCTGCATGAGTTCCGGGCTGACCTGACGACCAAATGTGCTAGCAACGTCCACCGCTAGGTTATCTACCAGCGCCTTCTCATATCCCGGCGGGAACGAGATCGTGGTAGACAGCGTAATGGCGTTGGTCAGCGGTCTACGCTCGCCCACATAGCAGGTATAGGTCTGCTCGGGGATGGGGTAGAAGTTGAACGTGTTGTTGGGATAGCCGGTGTCAATCCAGCACTTCCGCGGAAGGGCCTGAACCAGCTTGTAGGGGATCTTCGACCACTCCTCGTCGCCGATCAGTTCGACCGGGTAGTCAACGTTATTCAGTTGCACGCGGATCTCGTTGACTTCCAGCGGACGACCGGATGACAACAGCGTGGAGCTGTAGCCCTGCACGCCGCCGATCAGGCTGAACGAGTCAAAGAACGTCTCAAAGCACATTTCCTTGACCGTGGACCATGCGTCTAGCATGCGATTGAGCCGGCGCAGGCAGATCTGCGCATCCGCGTTTTGCAGGCTGTCGCCCTGACCCATAGCGCCGATGGCAAACAGGGCATCGGTAACGATGTCGGTGCCTGTACTCATGCGCGCTCCGGCGGCCGGGGATTGGCCGATTTGCTCCCGCCATCACAGCGCAGGAGGAATTGGTGATAGTTGCCCTTGTAGACCTTGTCCGGTGTGTGATGGTCGAGGTTGAGATTCGGCACCAGCCAGATATCTCCCCCGCATTCCTTCCACCGCCGAGCAAAGCTGTAGTCCTCGCCCCACCACAGGCCCTTATGAGCCCCGTGGTTGAACAGGTCCACGCTCAGGTGATAGCGCGGTCCGTAACAAAGTTCTGGATATGACTCCATAAACTTGTTAACCGCTTCCTTCGTGATCTTGAGAAAGCCCGCTGGAATCGTCTTGGCCGCAATGGCGCCATCCGACCCCCGGACTATCGGGCGGTGGTTCTCGTCCGTCTCCACCGTGCCCATGTACTGCTCGTCATCGATCTTGCAGCGATAGGTGCCTGAGACCACGTCGCCTTCGGTCTCGATCAGCGTCAGCATGTCCTGCGGATCCCAGGACACGTCGTGGTCGATAAAGACCACCACGTCCGCCTTCGCATCCAGCGCCGAGCGGAGCATGGTGGCTCGCGCTGCGCTGATGTACGGCATGTTGAGAATCTGCGCCATGCCGTGTTCATGCCCCGCCGCTTCGATCAGCGGTAATGAGGCTTCCAGCGACCTAATCGTCGCCGGATAAGGTTTCTGCCAGATCGGGATGCAGAACACGACCTTCACTTCTTGACCCCGATTGCCATCAGGTTGTAGAAGCTCAGTCGCTCCGTTCGCGTCTCGAATCCCGCTTTGTCCATCACCCGCTTTAGCGTCTCAGCCACAAACCCACTGTGGTGCGCCATGTGCGGGAACTCCTCCATGTTGGCGGCATCGCCGTAGTACAACTGCAAGCCGCACAAATGGCTGCCCGGAAGCACCCGATCCGTACAGGGCACGCCCTCCAGATCAGGAACCAGGATCACCGCAGCGCCGCCGGGCTTTAGCACGCGGTAGAACTCAGCGAGCGCCCTCGGTACGTCGTGCGGGTAAAGGTGCTCCAGTGAATGACTGGAATACACCACGTCATAAGGCCCGATCTCACCTAGCGCCGTCATGCTGGCGGTGATGTCGGGTTCGCAGCGCGGCTCGATATCGCATCGGACCACGGTGTAGCCATCCGCCTGCCAGTCGGGCAAGGTATCCCACCCGCACCCGACCGCCAGAACGGACCGCGGTCCCGAGCGTTGGCCCAGAACCGCGGGTGACACAAGGTCAGGCACTAATTACGCACCCTTCCACAGACCAAGACCCGTGAGCGTCGCCGTGACTTCCACGATCCACGCCGTAAGGCTGGCGGCAACCGTGATGTTGGACGACACCGAGACGACCGAAGCCGCCTGGATCGAGTTGGTACGTTGAACCACCGGAGTGGCGCCGTAGAACGAGACCAGGTCGGGAGCCGACTGGACCAGAACAACGCCGTCCGGATTCGCGTCGGACAGTTGCTTCTTGAGGGATGCCATGTTCTCGCCCTCTTAGTTGTTGGCGAAGCGGCACGCGAGCTGCGGCCGGATCGTCTTGTACCCGTACAGCACGTCGATACGGCACGGCAACAGGTCGTTGTTAATGTCGTACATCCGCACAATCCGCATGCTGATGCCGTCCATGACTTCACGCGCCGAGAAATCAACGCCCTTCGGCATCACCAAGTCAGCCGTCGCGAACGCGAATGCGTCACGATGGAAGCCGAGCGAGATACCGTAAGCCGTCGAAGCCGTGCCCTGCTTCGTGATCGCTTGGCCGTTAGTCGGCGAAGCCGTCACGTTCTGCGTGGCACCGGTCGTCACGATAGCCGGCGAGATGCCGAACGTCGTGCCGCCAGAGGCAAGCGCCGAGGTCACCACGAACGTCGCCGCGATGCCCGTGTCAGCCTTGGTTTCAGGATGGCACTTGTTCACACCCGGCAGGGTGACGATATCGCCCACGTTCAGGGTCTTGGACGAGCCGTTGGTAACGGTGATCGTGGAGCCGGTCTGACCGACGCCGTTGATCGTGGCCGTACCACCGGACGTTTCCGATCCCGGCGTGAACTTCGGCAGGAGCGTGTTCTCGTAGAACTCGAACCCGGCGGTGCGACCCATGAAGCCGTCGCGGTACTGCGACTTGATCGCCTGCGAGTCTTGGAACAGACCCTTGACGTCCGTGATAACGTCAACGTTGTCCTGAGTGTTCAGGATCATCGACAGGTTGTCATCGACCGGACACAGGTTGTCCACCAGCGTCTTGCGCACGCTCAGGAGCTTGTTGAAGGTCGCCGCCGAGCCGGTGTTGTTCACCTGCGCGTAAACGTCCTTGAACATGTTGAGCGCGTCCGACTCGATATTGGCCGCGAGGACCGACATCGCCGGGGACAGAATGCGCTTGCTGAAGTCGTCCAACGACAGCGTCAGTTCCGAGGAGCTGAAGCTGATGTCGACGCCCTTTTGCGTGGCGATTTGCAGCGAGACCGACGTTTCCGCCGTTTGCTGGGTGCTCATCGCTGCGCCAGTACGTACCGTGTACTGGTTCGGGAGGCGGATTTTCAGCGTATCGCCGATCTTCGCGCCACTGTTAGCGAACGAATCGTCGTATTGACGATTCACCCGGCCCACGAAATTGAGCCGTTGGTGCAGAATACGCAGGGCTTCCCGCGTAACTGCGGTTGGGGTAAGGATTGTGTTAGCCACACTTGCTCCGCATCAGAAGGAGCCGCTTACCGGGGCGCGCGTAGCTGCGCATTGCGCTTCTTGAGCCACGCATCCATCGAGTCATCGTCGGAGGGCTCGTTCGAGACCGCTCCACCACGTGACCCAACAGGCTTGCCGGGTTGCGGCGCTTTGGAGATTTGCGGAGACGTGTTGAGCGAAGCCGCGATACGCCCGAGGACGTAGCCGAGATCAACCGGATTAGAGGTACGCGCGATCTCCTGCGCCAAGTCGGGGTTCTTCCCAATGGCGTAGATGATCTTGGCCGAGTCGGGCCGCGACATAATCACCATCGCGTGCGGATCGGGGACAGTTACGTCTTCCCGGTCCACAACATCCGCGAAATCTGGTGTTGCCTTGGCGAACTCGGTCACCCGGGCTTGGTGCGATTGGGCGATCTGCTCAACC